TGTTACCTTCAACATGTTGGCTCAGTCTATAGAACACATATATGATGGTGAACAATTTCATTATGCAAAAGAACAGACACCTCAAGAATTGATTGAATTTATCGAACAATTAAGCCAAGAACAATTTGAGAAATTGGAAAACTTTTTCAATAGTATTCCAAAATTAAGAAAGTCGGTTGATATCACATGTTCAAAATGTGGTTTTCCACATAAGTTGGATGTGGAGGGACTCGAAAGTTTTTTCGTTTAATACTTTGTTATGATGATTTAAAAAATTACTTTAAGACTAACTTTTCTTTGATGCAACACCATAAGTATAGTCTTACTGAACTTGAGAATATGATACCTTGGGAACGAGATATCTATGTCGCCATGCTAATTCAATATTTGGAAGAAGAGAATCAGAAATTAAAAGAACGCATGAGAAAATAATAGATGGCTGAAATAACAAAAAGTTTAAAAGAAACCGCTGGTAAAATTACTGGTGGTCTCGGCCGTGGATTATCAAAATTAAGTTCAGTATTTAAATCAAAAAAAATTGATGCAGCCGCAAGTGACACATCGGGCAGCATGTCAAACTCAGAATATCTTGGATCGATATACCAATTGATGGTTGATTCCGATGAAGAGAGAAGATTAGAACAACAAAGAGAACAAAATTTAAAAGAAGAAAGTGATTCTGAAGAAGACCGTCAACATAGAGAAATTATCAAGGCATTGACTTTACGCAGAGTACCAAAACGAAAAAAAGGTATTAGTGAAAAACAAAAGCAATCTGAAAAATCTGAGAAAACTGCAAAATCTACTGCCGGTAAAAAAACTAAAAAACCGAAAGTACCTAAAAAAGGTGAACCTGCCAAGAAGGATGAACCTGCCAAGAAACCTACAGATACAGAAAAAGATAAAAGAAAAGAACAAAAGTCTTCTGCAAAAGATGAACAGATAAAAAAAGATAAAAAATCAGCAGATGATGCCAAAGCGGCCGCCGACAAAAAAACAGCCGATGCAAAAACTTCAGCGCAAAAAAAAGAAGCTGATCGAGCTCAAGAAGCAGCCAAGAAAAAAGCAGATGATGCTAAGGCAGCAGAAGAAGCCAAGAAGGCTTCAGATGCTAGACGAGCTGCTGATGATGCCAGCAAAAAACGAATAGCTGAAGACAGAGCAAAAAAAGAAGCCGAAACTAAAGCTAAAAAAGAAGCTGAAAAAGAGGTTAAACCGGTTAGACCACCAGAACCAGTTAAACAAACACAAAAACCACCAGCAAAAACTGCTGAACCGGTTAAGCCAAGTGAACCAGTTAAGCCACCGACTGCAACTCAGAAACCTCCTGTGACTACAAAGCCACCGGTAACAACAGCATCAAAATTACCTAAAGGTATGTCCGCAGCTGCCGGCCCAATTATTGGTGCCATGGTCGCAGCAGGTATAACAAATGTATATGCACAAAGAGCAATTTTGGCAAATGTTCAGAAAGAAACTCAAGGTACTGAGTTAGAAGAAAATTTATTGAAATACAAAGGCACTTCTGCTGACAGAATAAGAGAAGTATTTACTACGAGAGTTAAACATTTAAATGACTCTGAAATAGATGTAATTAAAAAAGATCCATACAAATTTGGTGAATTGGTTTATGGTAAAAATACTGACATTGGTCGATCAATGGGAAATACAGAAGAAGGTGATGGTTATAAGTACAGAGGCCGTGGTTTTATTCAATTAACCGGAAAAAATAACTATAAAGAGTATAGTAAAATTGCAGGTATTGATTTAGTAAAAAATCCAGACGCACTATTGCAACCTGATATTGCGGCAAAAATTTCTGCGGAATTTATTAAACGCGGAAGAGGTAAAAAGGGCCTTGAATTTACAAATCAAGAAGAAGCCAACCGTGCAGTCACACAAACAATTGGCGGTGCAAAACTAAATTTAAATAAAGGTATTGGCGCCAAGTTACTATCAACGGTGAATGATTATTCAAAAAATTATGAAGGTGTTGGTTCTCAAATCGACCAATCATCAAGAGAAAACAAAGATATGAAGGTTCAAGACAAACCAGCACCCGTGAATGTTCAACAAAATACAACAAATGTGTCGAATACAAGCGAATCATCCACACCAGCAAAAGTCGATGATAGACCAGCACACAAAAGGAAGTAAAAGATGGCAGACAATAAACTGAATTACCAACAAGCTAAAAGGGTCCGCGGCACAAGTTTCAAGGACCTTTTTGTCGACCAATTGGCCAGCAAAGGTGTGGTCGGTTCTATTGGTAAAACAATATCAATGAAGACACAGGCCAAAATAAAAGGTATCAAAGAGAAATTTGATCCTCTGGCTATTGCTAAGTTTATGACATTTGGTTCTAAATTAGGTCCAGCACTTTTGGGTAAGATGATGGGTCGAAAGCAGGAAGATATTGACTACTTCACCGGCAGATTACGACATATTCGTTTTGGTGGTAAGTCTGAAAAATTGAATAAGATGGGTGGTGCTGGTGAAGGTGGATCTGGTATTAACGAACAGTTGGCTAAAATTTATGGTTTTCTAAAAAGTTCATATGAAAATCAAAAAATCTTAAAACAAAAGTCGGAGAATTTTGCAGAAGAGTTGTCGATGGAGAAAAAACGCCGGCATGATGAGTTGATGACAACACTCAAAGAACTAATGAAACGGATTAATCCTAACGCCACAGCAGAACCTGAAGGATCAAAATCTATGTTCGATAATTTGTTTGATATGTTATCAAATTTTGGAGTTTTATTGGCTCAATTGGGTGCAAAGGTTGCTGGGCTTGCCGTAGATTTAGCTAAATCGCTTGCTCGAACAGCCGCACAAGTAGCCGCGCCGGCAATGAAGTGGGCTCTTGGTGCAGCTTTGAGTCCTTTAGGTCTTGCGGCCGGTGTTGCAGCAGTTATAGCTACTCCGTTTGCTTTATCAGCAATAGAAAAACGTAAAATAGATGAAGACCCATACTCTAAAGAATATGATAACAATGCTTATGCTCTAAGTGTGCGAAACAAAAGAGGAGGTGGTAATCTTACAGAGGGTCAGGCTACAGAACAACTCATAGCCAAATCAAGAAAACAGATGAGTAGGCAAAATATTGTAGAAGCTGTTGATTCCAAACTAACAGATGATATATTGATGCAGGAATATGGTACCGATAGACCAGGTTTAAAACAGTGGTTGAAAGACAATCCTAAACAAAACGCAATGTATCAGGTGCCAGTGAAAGGATTGAGTGTACCACAGACAGCCACACCAATGCCAGCACCTGCGGCGAATCCAAGAGTTTCTACAGGCAAGGTAACTCCAATGGCTCCGGCAACAGATGCAGCACCAGTTGCGGCCGCGCCATCAACAATGGCAACACCTGTACCACCTGCTTCACCAGTCAGTAATCTCACAAACAATAATATTGACTTGAACATGCAAAGTGCGGCTACTGATAATAGTTTAAATGATGTTGTCAATAAAACGGTAACCAATGTGTCTCAGAATCAACAGAGAGTGGGACTAAGACCTAGTGAAATATCTGTCAGGAACGATGAGGAGACATTTATGGACCTCATAATGAAGTCTACTAGAGTAGTATAAACAAAAAACCCCGCACAAGGCGGGGTTCTAACTTTCCGGTGGGATAGTTTAGTCTTCTTCAGCCAACTTACTGAAGTATGCCATATCGTCATCATCTTCCGATGGTGCATCAAATGAAACAGGCTTCTTAGGTGCAGCTTTTGCTTGCTCAACAGTAGTTCGTGCTCGTGGAGCATCACCATCATCATTCAAACCAAGAACTTTTTCCAACCGAGTCTTCAAGAAATCATAAGACTTGAATTCTTTGTCAGCAACCAACTCAGACAGAGCTGATTCAGCTTTCCAGATTTTTTCAAGTTCTTCATCATTCTCAGACAACGGCGCAGCTGAAGTAAATTCAGACTTGTCGTAGTTTTGATAACCAGCAACCTTAGTGATCTTCAGTTTGAAGTTTGCACCTTTCCAGAAGTCAAACGGATTGATTGGTGTTTCATCTTCAAAAGCCGGATTCATCGCTTCGGTGATTTTGTCGAAAATCTTCTTACCAAATTTGAAGAGTTTAACTTGACCTTCATTTTCTGGATGTTTCGGATCACTAACGATGTAAACATTTGCAATATAATTAAGCTTACGCTTTTGTTTGCGAACAATTTCTTTGTTGGCTTCGATGCCAGAGTTCCACAATTTGTTGTTGTGTTCACATACTGGACACTGTTGGCTCTTGGTTGTCAAACAGTTGTCAATAAGCCAACCGCCTGGTCCTTGAAAACCATGTGAGAAGATTTTTACCCAAGGCAATCCATCATCACCATCTTGTGCAGATGCCGGGAGGAATCGAATTGTTGCCATGCCGTTGCCGGCCTTGTCAACTTCTGGACGCCAGAATCGATCTTTATCAGATGAACCCTCGGTGGATGCATTGAGTTCAGAGACTTTTGCCTTCAATTTGTCCAGATTGCCTGAACTTCTTTTAAGATTAGAGAAATCTACCATAATTTACCTTTCTAGTATTAACGGAGTATATTTGTATTAAACGGATTATCCACATGATGCATTATATAACAATATTTAGGCACTGTCAAGTATAAACTTTAACTGTACCAAGGTGTCTGCAACATTCTTGTGTAAGATTGCCACACCACCTGCAGCGCGCCAATCTCTGATAACACTTTCGGTATCATCAATGATTAACGTATCTGTTCGAGCGTATTTTTTCTTGAGTCTTTTACCTGGTACAAAGTTTTTTTGAAAATCTATACCATGTTTTTCCAACCAAAGCATTTTCTGTTTTGAGATTGCATCATATCTAGCCTCACTGGCCGTAGACGATAGAATCTGTGTTGGTGGTAATGCATTACGCAATGCTTGAACCAACTCCATTGCATCTGGCATTAACTCCAATGTTTCAAAGTTACCCTCTGCAATGAATTTATCAAAGTAAGTATCAAATTCTCCACGATCTCTAGTTTTTTCTGGACTTATTTCAAATAATTCCTCATACCGTTTTTCAAAATCGGCGATAACACCGTCCATATCCAAATAGATGCAATTAATTTTCGGCATGTTCTTTCAAACTTTCTTTCAGGATCAATTTAAACTTCTCTTTATCATAAGTTAGAAACGGTGTATACTTTTCAATTCTTCTCTTTAATGAAGGCCAAACAACATCATCCGATATTTTTTTGTTCCACATTGGCAGAAAATTCATAATGTCATTTAGTATGCACACCGTTTCTATGTTGGTGTCGTTGTGTGTCATTTCTTTTAGTAGCATTGGGTATTGACCGTCTTCTACTGTCAGAAGTTTATTTGGTGACTCAACTTCAACCAACAGTCTTATTATATCTTGTTCGAAGAGATAAGTCAAGCTCTGGTTTCTTTTTTGCCACTTGGTATAGTTTTCATCACCATCTTGTAGTAAGTCACCTACCCAATCACCTTTACCTTGTATAAAGTTGGCAACATAAAAATTCTTCAATTCTTCCAAATCATATTTGCGAGATAGTTTATAGAATTGGTATTTTGATTTGTTAGTGGTAAATGTCTGCTTAGATACATTTGTTTTTCCGTTATACTTAAAATAATCATAAGAATCGGAAGTAAAATGTAATTTCAAAGCATTCCACAAGGAATAGGCCGCAAAACCTGTATTTTCTGTCATAAAAAATCAACTACCTTCCTGGCTAACACAACATTTTCCGGCCAGTTTGCTACTATATGAAATTGTGGACAATGATTATAACCATCATCTGTTCGATTGCCTTTCATCTGCAACCATAATATTGGCTTATTATCTGGTGTGATACACTTTAAAATTGTTCCCGTAGGCATGGTGATCCACTTACAATGAGAACCAATGAAATCAATTAATTTAGGTATATCGAGCGATTGGAGCACTTTACTTTTTTTATTATACCAAAGTAAAATTTTAGATACACTATCTCTCTTTAGAGATTCAATTAATAGTTTTGGTAAACTATAATTTTTATTGTTTTCATTAAACCAATTCTCAACTTGATTCCAATTTTGTATATTATGACTAGACAAACGATTGTGATCTTTTTCATAATTTGTTAATACAATATCTTTTGACCAAGAATTAAATTCAACATCATCATTACTCCCCAACCAAACAACCAAAGATGAGTTCACATCATTTGGTATATTTAAATCAGAAGATAATTTTTTAATAGTTGTTAAATGAACCTGTGTGTTTTTACCTGAAACACATTTTAATGAATGTGAAATTTTTTCGCCATTCTTTTCTGCAATAATATCACCCTTAGTCGAGTTTTTTCCATCAGACTTCACAGAATCATAACCATGCGTTTTTTTCAAATATGAATGTAACACAGAATTTTTTTCCATGTCACGACCTTCATAATATTCTTTACTTGCCATAATATACTCAAACAGATTTGATGAAAATAATTTTCTTATTCTCACCTGTAGGTTTAACAAACAATTCTTTTAATTCTGCGTTATTATTCCACTTCATACTACTTGATTTGTGTGCAGGTAATCCTGATGTTTCGCCAATCTTTTTCCAATTATCAGCCAAGTATACTGCACCATTTTTACCAGCACCAACGAAAGTAATAATGTGATTCAACTCATCACCATATTTTTGTTTCCATGCGGCTGGTGCTTTCTGTCTCAATTGCTTTAATACTTGTGTGCCAGCATTCTTGATAAATTTAGAAAAACAAAATCTCCAGTTGTTTCCGATATTGTTGAATTGTAATTTGTATTCTTGTTTAGATACACCAAGATATTTTAATATATCTTTCGGTGGTGGGTATACTGAAGAACCAATACCAATCATACCAATACATTCACCCATCATACCATCATCAACATAAATCAACCAATCAATTCTACGACCTACTGAAGCATTTGACGCCACATATGAATGGTGGGTTTCAATTATTTGTTTAACTGCATTTTTTTGTTCTTGTGTGGTAACTTGAATCAGTTCAATCATATTGGTAATTTAGAAGTCTTTTTCAACATATTGTTTTCTTGTGCTTCTTCTTTGATTTTAGTTTTGAGTGCTATAGATATCAAAGATGATGCAACATCAACCTCCATGCCTGTTTGTTCACAGTGGTGTAATATTGCATCCAAGTGTGTAATCTTATTCTCTTTAGTGAGTAGAGCAATCATCTCACTAAATTCATTAATTTCAGTTTTCGTAGGCACAATTAAGCTTTCTTATAAAATATATGGTTACCAATCGTCTTAACTACTTTAAGCGACCAACCTGGATTAACATAGGTTGCATGGTAGAACATTGCTTGACTTTTGGCAAGCTCTCGGTGCAATACATTTTCGGTAAGTGCTCGTTTGGCAATATAGAGTGATTCTTCCCAAGCATAAGGGTTTTTGATGGGATTAACCTTCTCGCATGTCCATGAGAATTGACAGACTGAACCTGTCTTCTGGTATACAACACCGCAAAAATCTGACGGATATTTTTTGCTGTTTGCTCGATTGATTGTTACTTGTGCAACAGCCAATTTACCCTCATGTGATTCTGATGCAGCTTCATAATATATGTTTTTCGCAATACACATTATTTGTTTGTTAATGTTATCGCCGACCTGTCGTTCAATAGTAATTTTTTGTTGTTGTGCAAATAGTGGTAAACACATTGTTGCTAAAACAATTAATAAAGTTGATGAAAACTTCATTCGATCTCCTTGTGTGTGCTAAAGGGGAGTTTCCTCCCCCTAACCCCTCAACTAGATTTTCTAGTAACCTTGACTGCTTCAGGTGCAGCAATGTTCGACACAAATCCATTCAAGGTGTGAGCCTTGTTGATAATGTCGGATTCAGAGGGGGTTGTTGGCAAAGCCGGATGTTCGGGTGGTATTTCACCCTTAGACCTTGCTGTATCGCATTTGATATTCCAGTCTTGTGTAAGACGTTCTCTATCTGCGTGGTAAGTATCATATATCATGTCTCTGGCCATTTTTAATAGTTCAAGACGAATTTCAAAAGGTGTCATGTTTGACATAGTATCTCCTTAGTTGTGTGTAATGTGTAATGGTACTTTTTTGAATGGGTTCCACCAAACCCATATCTTATTTAGTCATTCTTTTATTAGAACGAACCTTTTATACCAAATGTGACTGTGTTACCGACAAAATCGGTACTTTTCTTCACATCAAAAGTGCGGGAAACATCAGCAGTAAGCGATACTGTTTTGCTCAATGCATAGTCAACGGATACACCAGTACTTGCGGCATAACCATCTTTTGATGCTGTTGCAACATTGTCAACATATGCTAAGCCAACATGTGGTGACACGGAGACTGGACCTACACGAAAAGCTTTACCTGCGTTAGCACCATAACTCTGATACTGACCTTGAACACGACTAAATTGCACATCTGTGTCAAACTTACCGAGTGACTTACCAACCGACACGGTTGTCAAATCTTTATCCAATTTCATATCACGACCAGTTGCAACAGTAACTTCCAATGCGTTAGCACTAAATGCAATTGCCATCAATGAGGCCAAAATATATTTTTTCATAAAACTCCTTTATATTATTTAAACAATGAGTATTAAGGAACCCATCAAACCTTTTCAACAATTAGTATATACTTATTTTTCAGTTTTGTCAACTATGTTTATGGTAATAGTCGATAGCTCTCACAAGCCCTTCAATGTGGTCTTGTGTCTTTTGTTTAAATACCACAGCTTCAGAATCTTGCACAGCCATAATGATGACAATATCATCAATAGGTTGACCGACCAACTCT